TCTGCAGGTTTCCTCACTGATGCCTCGGGCCTTGAGACCCTTCACATCGGCGTTGCTGTAGAAAGCTAGATCGTCTGACACTTTGGTGTTCCTTCGTTTGTATGTGGGTTCCTCACCATCGTGTCGACCTTTACAGCCGTTGGCAAAGCAGTGGGTATGTCCGTCTGAGTAATGAGCGTTGGCATCTGAAGAGCCGCACTGCTCGCACGGTCCTTTGAACAGCAGGGTTGACTCTTCGTATTCCATTAATCTCTCGTGTAGGTGGGGCAGTGATCTTTGAGTTCCTTACGGCGGTTGATGAAACCACCGAGGGGCTTGGGTGTGCAGCCGATGAAGTACATTGACGCGGGCAGGATCGGCATCTTCACCGGGTACTTGCAGAGACCGTCACCGCTAGGGTGTCGTCGTCCCGCTGCCGTCTGTCGCCACTCGGCGTGCTTGCAGCCTTCGCATGTCTTCACGATGCGTCGAACTCTTTATGGTCACGAACGAAGTCGTGTACCTGTTTGGATTGCGTCAGGCCTAACTGCGTGTTGCTGCGGAAGTGCTTGATCCACGACACAGCGCTGACATCGGCACCGCCCGCACGCCCTACGACGTTGTTGGTGTATTGGATGTCCGACAGGTAGACCCATTGGCCGACCTTCTTGTTAAGCTGCTGGTGCAACTCGTGATTCGAGCGGGTGACCTTGAGCGGCTCCGAGACCGTCTTGACATCGAACAGCTTGTTGAAGACTTGCTCTGCTACGTGGTCTCCCGTGGAGTTCGCCACAGCGAGCACAGCTTCGAGGTATGCGCGGTTGTATTTCATTTCCATTCCGTATCGGTGAGTTCGCCGTTGATGGCTTCGATGCCATCGGCTAGTTTGTTTTCGATGTACTCAATGATCGTTTCGCTATCGAGGTTGTCGGGGACCTTGAAGGTCACGTAGACCTTCCATTCGGTTGTCTCAGGCATTTCAGTAACCCATCAGGGCGTTGAAGGAGTGCGGGTAGAGGGCGCTCAACTCTTCCTGAAGGTAGCCAGCGACATCGCGGCATTCCTTCTGTGCGTGAGCGTCGAGGCGCTGCTGACAGACCCGAGCGAATGCCATCAGCGAACCGGACCAAATCCATTCGGTCATCGTGTTCAGAGGGAGAACCATGCGGGCCTGTTCAGGGGCCACGCCACCACGGAGCAGGGCGTTGTATTGCGCCAGTGCGTGTGCGGAGTTGTTGGTGACCATCAGGTCTGCCCACTGCTGCGTACACTCGGGCAGGTTGTTTGCCGAGCCTTGCTTCACACTCTCTGCGCGTCCACGGAATTCCGAGGGGCAATAGAACTCAGGCTCGCTGTCGATGTAACGGCGGCTCTCTTCGTTCCACGAGAGGCCAACCTGATGCTTCACCAACTGACGCGCCACGAACAGTGGTGCTTTGATGCGGAACTGCACGAAGCAGTGAGCGAAGGGTGACCAGTGGCCGTGCTTCGCGAGGTAATTGATGAGCCGCACGTCTTGATCTTGAAGGGTCTTTACTTCCTTCGCGAACGAGACGCGGGCCACGTTTGCTACGGTTGCGTCGGACCCCATGGAATCCAAGAGTTCAACTTTGATGTCTGCGTAGTTCATAGGGGTCCTAAGGGTGTTAGACGGTGAAAACGACCAGAAGGTCATCGAGGCTCGGTAGGTCAACGACGCGTGGCGGGAAGCCGAGGTGGTAGCGCACGTAGCGCTGTTCGGTGATCGGGTGGAGCTTCTGTTCGCTGATGATGTTGTAGCCGTCATCGCGGAGTTCAGTGATACGGCGGGTCAGCGACTGGATCGAGTAATCCATGATTGCTTCGCGCTGCGTGATGCTGCCGACATCGAAGAAGTGATTGAGCAGCTTCTGGCGTTGGGTCATCTTGGGTTTCATTTCTTTCTCTCTTTGAAAGGGTTTAGAACAACAGTGAAACGAGGTAGCTGACGAGCACGACGAGCGACATGAGCCACACGTACGTCACATTTCGTGCAGCAGCGGTGTAGCGGATGTACGGGCGCTGTACGAGAGCGATGAAGCCGGTGACTTCTACGAACGACCAGAAGCCGTAGATGAGGCCGAGTGCAACGATGAGGAATGTCGGCATTACTTTTTCTCTTCGGATAACCAAGCTTCAGGGATGAGCTTGTCCGCATACTGGAAGCCGTTCTTGGCACACCAGCTTGCGTAGGTTGATTTCGAACCCTTGTACAGGGGCGAGGCGGAACGACTGAAGACGAATCGGATATCGAGTTCAGGGTGCTGCTTCTTGACTGCCAGATGTTTCGTGCGGTCGGATGAATCGAACAGGCCCTTGCCTTCGATGATGATTCCGTTAGCCAAGCGGAAGTCGGGGGTGTAGGTATGCGGAATCGAATACGCCAGCTTCAGCGTCTCGTACTCATATTCCACACCCGCCTCTTCGATCTGCGCAGCGATCTTCTCTTCGAGACCACTACGCATCTTTTGCTTCAGCTTCAGTCCAGCGTTCTTCTTGCTGAACCAGTTCTTCTTCATCAGAAGTTGACGTCTTCGTCAGCCTTGCCCGCCGGTTCATCGTCATACGCCGAGTCCGGAATGCGTTGCGTCATCGTGCCGCCAGCGACGAAGTCAGCCTCGTCATCAGCCTCGAAGCCACCAGCGTTGTACTCGACCAGCTTGATGATCTGCACCGAGTTGATGTACAGCGTCACGCCGATGTTCTTGCCGCTCGTGTACGCCGATGCAGCGCCCTTGACCTTGATCACCGAGCCGCTGCCGATGTGCAGGTCTTCCGTGTTGCGGATCGGATTGCCTTGGCCGTCGAACAGCTTCGGAGCCGGTCGCTTGTTGCCCTTGGCGTCCGTGGCCTTCGACTTGAAGTTGATCGTCACGGTGCCGTCTTCGTTGCGCTTGTACGGCTTGTGGGCTTCCTTGGCCTTCTTCGCACCAAGCTCTTCCACGGCTTCGTCGTCGATCAGTTCGATCAGCGCTTCAGCAGCTTCTTCCGAGCATGTGATGGACGTCTTGTAGACGCCGCCTTCATCGAACTTCGTGTCCGGGCGAATCAGGTTGGTAAAGCCAGCAGCGCCCTTGGGCGAGGTAAAGTTCTTCATTGTGTTACGGGTTCCTTAGGAATTGAAATGGTCGACGTCGAACTCGATCTCTTCGACATAGATGCCTTGGCTCATGAAGCCGACAGCTACGTCCAGCGGAACGAGTCCACCGCTGTGAAATTCGTCTTCAGGGTTGCGATACAGGTGGGTCTCTTCGTGCAGCATTGGTGGCTCCAGAAATGCAGAAAGCCACCCGAAGGTGGCCTACGTTGTGTTGTGTTGTGCAGAAAAAACTACGAGAAGCAGTACTCCGAGTCGAGGACTACCTTGAGGTCAAGGTTTCCACGAGCGGGCACTTGGATCACTTCGAGATTCTTCAGGAGTGCCAGCGTATCTTGCGCAGCATCGGGAGACTCAGCACCCATCTTTGCGGTCAGGGCACGCTTCGCGCCATCCAAAAGGTCCTGCAGGGGGTCATTCGCTTCGTACATTTCAACGAACGTCTCACGAACAATCTTCGAGAACCGCGCCATGTTGTTAGGCGTCGATGCGAACGAGTCGTGGATCAGCAGGAAGTCCGTGATTCCTTCTTCGACCGACTTGAGCACCACGCTATGAAGGTGGGCTGCGTCAAGCGAGTGGATGAAGTTCGGGGAGATACCGGTCTTCTGCTCGTTCTTGTTGATCTGCTTCGTGTACGCCTCGAACAGCTTCGGCTTGTACTTCTTCGGGACGCGGAGTTCGCTATCCCAAACCATCGTGGTGACTTGCTTGTAGGTGGCCTCGTAGTACGTGGAGATAACCGGGAAGCCGGTCGGGCTGACCCAACACGAGGGCAGGTTAGCGTCCGACAGTTCCTTCGAGATTGCACGGAAGAACGTCTTGCACGCTTCAGCACCCGGTACGGTTTCCTTGATTGCCGCGAAGTTGATCTTGGCGAGGTAAGCGCATGCGGCACGGCGAATCGTAGCGTCGTCACCAAAGTGCTTCTTGGCGCTTTCGCTGCGGAGTTCGTCTTCCCACAACTGCTTCGACATACCACCAGCTTCCGAGCCGTAGCCGTAGGTCATGGTGTTGCGCTTCGTGATCGAGCGATCGATGCCGTTGTCCTTGTACGTGCTCCACAGTTCAGCGATGCTTCCGACTTCAACATCACCGAAGTCTTTCGCAACGACAGCAGCGGAAATCTGAGCGACAGCCTTGTACACATCCTTCGGGGTCTCCGAGGGAATCAGGTTGACGTGCTTGCCACCTTCTTCGTCTCGCAGGATTGCCGAGAAGTGCTGCAGACCCGAGCACGAACCATCGATAGCGACCGGGATACGGCACACATACGTCGTAGGCGCCTTCAGAGCCTCTACAAGGGCTTCGGCTGCTGCCATGAAGCAGAAGGGACTATCGGCCATCGACCAGACGTCTACGGTGCTCTTAGGGGCTGCTACGACGCTGCGGATCAAGTCCATGTTGTCGTCAGTCCACTGCACACGCTGTTCGCGGGGTGCCTTGTCCATACCAACTCCAGCAACCTTGAAGCCACCGGTCGTCGCTACGTGCCACTTCAGCCACCAGAGACCATCTTCGGTCAGGACTTCGCCGCGAGCCAAATTGAACATGGCCTTGCAGTAATCCGAACGTTGATGGTTGAAACTCGGGCGGGCGTACACTCGCGCACGAAAATCAAGGTAGTGCGGCTGGTAGAACTCAGGCTCGTTGACCAGTTCCTCCGCAGCAGCAAGGGCGCTGTTGATCGCAATACGCTTCGCCTGAACCGCCTTGTTGAAGCGGTAGTCGGCTGCGCACTTCTTCTTGTCCTCAGAGTTCCAATCGATGCTGCGGGGCGTGCCCGGCATCACATCACCGTCCTTGCCAATCTCGATCTTCTTGCGGTTGCAATGCTTGACGAGGTTGAACACGAAACGGTTGATCTGGAACGGGACTTCTTGAATCGCGTTCAGCGCACGGACGAACGGAGCCTCAGCAGCGATAGCCGCGTTGATGGCCTCACGTTGGGCCTTGTTCGCATGGTTGATCAGCGGGTTCTTACGGGCCACTCGGGGATCGAGGTAAGCACCACGGTCGAACGAGTCCCACTTCGCAGGGGGCACCAGCATCGCACCGAACTCAGGGTGATCGTACTGAATCGCTTCAGTCGTCGACCCGATGAACTCAGCAGCCACTTCAGAGAACGTGAGGCACAGGGTCGGCCACTTGTCCTCTTCACCCTTGTGTTCAAAGGTGGCGAACATGTCAGTCGCAGCCATCACCATCATGACCAGACCAGCAGCGAAGCCAGCATTGATATCCGCCTCTTCACCGAAGATGGGGAACCGCTTCTGAGCTTCCATACCAGCGATCATGCGCTCTTGCTTCGAGCGGGGCAGGGCCTTGAGTGCCGCCTTGTATTCCTTACTGTCTTCCTTCTGCCACGCGGCCTCGGCGACCATCTGGCGAACGTCGAAGCCCAACGCCGTGTAAAGGTCTGACATGGAAGCACGAGCAGGATCGTCCGTGTTTGCCAATGCAGCCCTACGGGTCATGTGGGTCAGCAGGAGCATCGCAAGGACGTCCAGCTCGATCATTTCCAGAGCCGGGAAGTACGCGGGCTTCTGACGCGGAGCGGATGCCAGTTCATTGCGCATCGCTTCGAGGGTCTTCGGCATCGCTGAATCGATCAGGCGGCGACCAGCTTGGCTGACCTCACCATTCTCGATAGCACGCTCTTCGTTCTTCAGGTGACGCAGACGGCCACCTTCGTACATTGCTTCTTCGCGTTCCAGATTCGTGCCGTAGTTCAGTGCGATGTCCATGTTGCTCTCCGTGATCGGTTCAGTGCGTTGAGGAACGTATATTAGCTCCTTTCGCTGGACAGTGCAACACAGGATTGCACAAAAAAATTCGGACGGGGTGTTTGCCCTGTCTCTGTTAGGAGGCAATCTCGGCAACCCCATGATTGTCAAGGCTTTTTCCTAGAGAATTTCTAGCTGCAGACCCCCTGAGACTCTCCAGACCCCCGAAGATGCCAAAATGCTAAGTCGTTGATTCCATTAGGTATTCCGAGATTGCCTTCTTATAGAGAGATGGGGCAATCTTGCACAACTCTGTGGGGACTACAGGGGCCTAAAGGCTTCCTTTGGATTTCCCATAGATTTCCATGGATTGATCATCATTGTTAAATCTCTACTTAATAACTAAGGGTATCCAAAGGAACCCTCAGGGCGCACTACCAAAGACCATGCATGCGGTCGACAGCAAACAGCCTCAGCCCTGAGCCTTCCTTTAGATACCTTTCTTTTTGCACAACACAACACATGACACCACTGCAGAAAGCTTTCGCCAAGACAAAGCGCGTACGTGATTCGAACAGGGTCAAGTGCCGTGAGTATCAAAGCAAGCTTCGGGCAAGTAAGAAAGCCCAAGACACCTAAACAACCAACATACTTTGAGAGAGTATCCAGAGAGATGAACGCACCTTCACTGCGAGCGCAGCTAGTAGCTCGTCGCACATACCAAAGACCCTTGGATTCCGAGGGCACCGTATTTGAAACATGGGAAGACATGGTCGGTCGAGTAATCGGTCACCAGATGTGGCTGTGGGATCGCGCACAGCTTGGTGGTATCGGTCAGGACGAACTGTACGAACTGAATGAGCTTCAGACGCTGATGTTGGAGCGCAAGGTTCTGATGAGTGGTCGTACGCTGTGGCTCGGTGGTACTTCGGTTGCCAAGAGACGCGAGGCTTCGCAGTTCAACTGCAGCTTCACACAGGTCGAGACCGTACAAGACATCGTCGACTGCATCTGGTTGTTGCTCCAAGGTTGCGGTGTAGGCTTCTCGCCTATCGTCGGTCAACTCACGGGGTTCCAGAAGCGCATCCCCACAATCGAAATCATTCGCTCCAACCGCACCGAGAAGGGTGGTCGTGAGCACAACGTAGAGACGTTTGAAAATGGCACATGGACAATCGCAGTCGGTGACTCAGCCGAAGCATGGGCCAAAGCCATCGGTAAGCTTGTCGCTCATCGACACAACGCCTCGAAATTTGTATTCGATGCCTCGGCTGTACGCCCCGCTGGTGAGAGACTTGCTGGATATGGATGGATCAGTTCAGGTGATGACGCACTCGTCAAAGCCGTCGAAGCCATCTTCGCAATCCTCAATCGCCGTGCAGGATCACTTCTCACGCGCATCGACATCCTCGACATCGTCAATTGGCTGGGCACGATCCTGTCCTCGCGCCGCAGTGCTGAGATTGCTCTCTTTGAGTACGGCGCAGACGAGTGGGAAGAGTTCGCAGTAGCCAAACGCAACTGGTGGGAAGACAACGTGCAACGCGCACAGTCGAACAACTCCCTCCTGTTCAAGCAGAAGCCTTCGCGGGCTGAACTGCAGCACATCTTCGATCTGATGGTCGAGGCTGGTGGTAGTGAGCCGGGTTTCATCAACGGTGAAGCTGCGACCCGTAGGGCACCTTGGTTCAAGGGTGTCAATCCGTGTGCTGAGATTCTGCTCGGCAACAAATCATTCTGTAACCTGACCGAAGTGGATGTCTCCAAGTTCAAGGGTGACAGCGCTGGCCTTCGTCGTGCAATCGAGCTTGCTGCTCGTGCGAACTACAGGCAAACCTGCGTTGACCTGAACGATGGCGTGCTCCAAGAGGCATGGCACCGTAACAACGACTTCCTTCGCCTCTGCGGTATCGGGCTGACGGGTGTCGCTGGTCGTCCTGACATGCGCTCGTATGAGTATGAAGAGCTTCGCCGTACTGCACATGCTGCAGCCTATGGCATGGCCGACGAACTCGGTACGCCGCGCCCGAAGAACATCACAACGATCAAGCCCTCGGGCACCTTGTCGAAAGTGATGGATGCAGCAGGTGAAGGTATGCACAAGCCCATGGGCCGCTACATCTTCAACTCGGTCAACTTCGGCAAACACGATCCGCTCGTGAAGCTGTGTCGTGAGGCTGGTTACAAGGTCATCCCGAATCCCTCGGACCCCGAAGCATTCCTGATCACTCTTCCTGTTGAAGCGAAGGGCGTTGAGTTCTCCAAGTTCGTCAAGGACGGCCGAGAGCTTGAAGTCAATCTCGAATCAGCGATTGATCAGCTTGAGCGTTACAAGATGCTCATGCAGTCGTGGTGTGACCAGAACGTTAGCGCAACGATTTCCTATGGTGTGGACGAAGTTCCTGCCATCGTGGATTGGTTGCTGACGAACTGGGATACCTACGTTGGTGTGTCCTTCCTGTTCCGTACGGACCCGACGAAGACCGCAAAGGACCTCGGTTACCTGTACCTGCCGCAACAGCCTGTTACCAAACAGGAATACGAAGCATATGTCGCCACACTGCAGCCCATCGACCTGAACAGCACGTCGCAAGACTTGGACGCTGAACTCATGGACGAATGCGCAGGAGGCGCGTGTCCGATTCGATAATCTCTGCAAGGAGGTGGTCGTTATCTCGGGGCCAAGGACCCGTTACCCCCTTGGACTAATTCTGGATGTGTAGACCGCTAAGGAGGCGGGGCAGCCTGTAAAGCTGTCGCTTCGGCCCGCTTGGATCGTTACCAAGGGCATCCACCAGAGCATGAGGGGCTGAACCTCTCCACGTATCTCCAACGTGCCGAACAATGGGAGCCATTCGGGTTCGAGGACCGACCATACAAAAGAGTACCGCAAGCTCATGCGTCAATGAGCGGAGTTGGCCTCCCTCGGCGTAGGAACGAGGCACAGCGTGAAGTTGGAGCAGTTACGAAAGCACGGAGTCTAATTAACCACCGGCCTGATACGTGACCCCGACGAGGTACGCACTACGTAGCAAACTGCTCGTCCGCATATAGCATGGGAACCTCGCGTCTTGAAAACGCAATGGGGCTGATACCGCTCGGCTAATGAGTAGCGCAGTACCCTCGAAATCCCATGTGCAACGCGTGGGTCTCAAGCCTCTTGTTGAGGGGTTTTGAGCGTGTCCCTTGGGGAGTGGCCTCGGTCTCTCTCTTTCTCTCTCCCGGAGCCATCCAAGAGACACACTCAAAACACGAGTATCAAATTGTGCAACGAGTAAAGGCCGGAATCCGAAAATTCCAGCCACAAAACGATTCTCCAAGATTTTTGGATTAATTGAACGGGGGTGACCCCCGTTATTACTCAGCAGCTTCCTTCCTCGCCCGGTTCAGGGCAACCTCCCGACTCCTGAAGAACCCTTCGATTCTCTTCTGCATATCGTCGTTTTCCTCGTATTCGGGGCCACGTCGGAGCGCCTTGCCAGTCATAGGCATGCCCCTCCCGTTCGTTTGTAGCCCCTCAGTGCCGTTCCTTTGCATATCCCTGTACTACCCTACGTTGTGCATGGTCAGCCTGTCTCAGGCGCTCTCATGCTGTTTATCGTTAGACTGGCGTACAGACGCGCCACGCCGTTCCCATGGTTTCCCTAGGGGTTGGCATAGGCGAGAGCGTACGGAGCCGTTCTAGGCCCTGTAAGACGTGCGCAAAAGGTATCGACGCGTGTTTATCAGGGTCTCCGATACGCTCGCACCGACACTAGGCGCAAACGTACGGGAAACACCAATATCCCCTTACGGGGTTCGATGGTTCGATCGATCGATTAGTGAGTGTGCAAACCCCGCAAGCAAATCTCAATGGGGACAATGGTTACCTGAGGGTATCCACGCATACGAGAGACGCCATAGGCCGATTGTAAAGACTTCGCGTCGATATAACCGCGAATGGTAGATTGTTCAAATGCGACCCATCGGCGCAATCCCGCCTCATGCGGGTATCGATAGTTAGCCATGGGTTAATTCACCTTGACGAAATATTGCCAAGCGCCAGAACGCATGCGGCGAAACAATGCGGGGTTCGACAGTCCCCCGCGTTCGTACCATTCCCATTTGCTTACCCGAAGGTTTCCCATAGTTCTACCCTGTGTTGTGTTGTGCAATTTGAATTAAACAGCGTGAATCGCAATAACCTTGCGTGCGACGTCGACAACAAAGCCAGACATATCAAACTTCGCCGGACCCTTTGCATAAAGTGCCACGACGACGCCTTGGGGTTCCATGTGACGAATGTCGCTATCGTCCCCGCCGATGCATTCCATGCCTTCGAAGGTCTCAGGGATCATTTCGGACGTACGGAATACGACAGCGAGTCTCATGCCGTTTGCCTTGGCAATATCGACATACTTCCGATACGACGCGACGCCTGAGAATGAATAGGTCAGGTCGTAATTAGCGGGCAAGTTACGGCGATTCGCAATTTTGGTGTAATCATAGAATTGAACGTCAGGAAACACAGACATAACGTTAGGATATTCCACGCCGTCAACTGTGAGTGAAACATTCTCCCATTTGATATCTGACGTTCCATTCAGGCGCACAAGGGGAGTGAGACCGTTTTTAGCGGCTTTCTTCACAAGCTTGCGGATGTTTCCAACGAGCGTATCCATAAATTCAGCACGCGCTTCAAAGAAATACAAAGCCTTGTTGATTCGCGCTTGTTGCACGTTCGACATAGCACCACGTCCCGCACCATAAAGGCATGCTGTCTTGCATTGTGCAATTTCAGCCATGGCGCATGTGTTGTAACCCGATACATCAGCGGGTGCCATGTAAAGAATGCCAGTCATAAAGCCGTATTCTTGACCCTTGACGGTCTTTGCGTTCGTGTCGATGGACAGAAGGTTTTTCGATTTAGCTTGCATGGTCTTATCTCGCTTGGTTCGTTTGAGTGCTGCGTTTGCTGCACCAGAGACATAACTATAGCCCCATGCACAAAGTTGTGCAAGAGGCGTTGTGCAAAATAAATGAAAAAACTTTCTCGAACCCCTGAGACCCTTACTAGGCAAGGGTTTCCGCTTGTTGCTCACTGAGCGCCAACACTCGCTTAAGGTGTGCAATTACGCTTTTCCAATAGGCGCGTTGAGGGGAACCCTTAGGCCAAACCTTTTTGTGGCGCTTGGCACGCTTCAAACGTTGGTCGATAGTCATTGGTTACCTGCCGTAAAAGAGAGTGACGATAAACACGCATGCACCGATAGCCGTGCCGATAGCCGTGCCAATTACCAAAGCTTCGTTGAAGGTCACTGCAGGGTCTCCGAGTGACTAGCGACATACCGCGCTGCCGCCTCACTTACAGGCGTGCATGCATGAAAAAAGTGTTGGACTTCACTCCAGACGATACGCCCGGTTAGCTTGGGAGCCAGTGTGCATACTGCGGTTTCGAAGCATGCGAAATATGCGGATTTGATTTGATCTTTGCGAGTCATTTAAAGGGTCTCCAAGGGTTATCGATATGCCGCAAGGTACTTGAGAAAATCACTATCACGCAGAATCTCAGAGACGCTATAGGACGTTGCGTAGCAATGCGGCAACTCACGAGTCTTGCGCATATGCAAGCGTGCATTAATCGTTACATATCGCGAACCATCGCGCGTCTCAATGGTTACTGATACTCCCATGGGGAAACCTTGTGTATCCTCAGGGATAGTTTGTTTCGGCTGTTCATTAACGTACGGGTAATCCGGATGATACGAACCGACACAAACCCAATATGCTTCACTCAAAGCCTTTGCAAAGGTGTATGAGGAAACCAATTGCACGAACTGATAACGGCACTCGTTGAAACCCTCAGTAAGCGCTTTAACTTGCCAAGCGGCTTTATCACCGTGTTTCATCTCTGCGGGCGTATGGTCAACCTTGCATGCATTAACGAAAGCAACCGCGCCCATACGCTTATATGTGTTTGCGTTGCGGGTAACTCGTGCCATGGTGATTATCTCTCAGTATTAGTTAGCGACGCGCAACGAGATTGCAACGACAGTTCCCATAAAGCCAACAAACGAAAGGGTCAAACCTGCGTACGCTGCAATGGTCAGAGCTTGTTTAACTTTGGCGAACATTTCGTTTCCTTCGGTGTCGTTGCTGGTCTGTGCTGCACCAGAGATTCCATTGTGCCTGACGATGCACAGATGTGCAACACAAAGATGCACAAAGTTTTCCGAGGGGTTCTAGGGTTTGTCCGTCGTCTCTCTTTAACGACACTCCCCCTCACCACGCACTAACTCTCTAACGTCCATATCGTGGACAGACGCGCCGTCTCTCGTGCGCCTATGCCAATGCGTTAGGCATGCACGGCCAATGCGTATCCCTATAAGTAGGGAATCTGAGACGGAATCACCATGCATTAGATAGTTCATCTAGTGTTTCCCCTTTAGAATCAAGAGGTTAGACGCACGCACCCTCGAATCCCTGTCGCTGGCGTGCGCTCTCCCAGTCCTACATGTACCCCCTAGGGTCTCTCTAGAATCCTTTCGCAAAAGCCGGTAAAGCCCCGCCGTTGTTGTTGTTGTTCCACCTTGTTGCGTGGGCACCACACCCCCACCCCAAAGAACCCTCAGTTTCCAAGTACCCCCGGGACCCCCTAGGTACGTGGAGTTAATCTGTCCCCATTACACAAGAATCTTAAAGACCCATGGGGGGTAGGGGGGAACCTAAAGATTATCTCAAGGATTATCTAAAGGATTATCTCTGAGTTACCTGTCAGAGCCTTTAGATAATCTTTGGTGAATATCATTAATGATAATAACCATAGAAAGAACCCTTAGTCCCTCTAGATAATCCGAGGGAAACCAAAGTAACCCTTGGATTAATATGGCACTCGAAACAGCAACTTATATCTCTCAACTGGTCGCCGCAAACCCGACCGGTGCAGACCCAATTGCAAATGCAGACGACCATCTGCGAATGATCAAGCAGGTTCTTCAGAATACCTTCCCTAATCTTTCAGGGCCGGTCAGTATGAACCAGTCCCAGCTTAATACTGCCATGCCTATTGGCGGCATTATCATGTGGTCGGGAGCTTCTATTCCCTCGGGCTGGGCACTGTGTAATGGTCAAACCGTAACGCGGTCGGATGGTGCAGGTTCTATCGTCACTCCGAATCTGCTGAATCGATTCCCGGTCTGTGCTGGTAATGCATACGCCATTGGGGCAGTGGGCGGTGCTGCCACGATCACCCTGAATACCTCGCAGCTTCCTGCGCACAACCACCCGGCCAATACGGATACCCAAGGCAACCACACCCACCACGTCACCGGTAACACAGGTGGAGCTGGTGCTCACTCCCACACGCTGCCGAATAACGGCTCAGTACAGGCTGGCTCGGATAACGGCGGCGCTATGACTCCGGTCTCCACGGGCTACGGCTCGGGGCGCACTCAGGCTCCCACGGACCCCGTAGGTGATCACGGCCACTACTTCGAAGTCGACACATGGGCTGCGGGTAACCACGCTCACGGCGTCTTCGTGGGGAACACCGGTTCTGGTGCAGCCATCGACATTCGTCCTCCGTTCGCTGCCCTCTACTTCATCATGAAGGTCTAAGCCATGGCGCTCGAAACCGCTTCCTACATTGCGCAGCTTGTACCTGCCAACCCGTTGTCGACTGACTCGGTCTCCCAGTCGGACGATCATCTCCGTCTGATCAAGGTTGCCCTCAAGAACACCTTCCCCAACCTCGATGCCCCGGTGACTGTCACGCCCTCTCAGATGAACAACCCGGTTCCCAAGGGTGTCGTCGTGATGTGGTCGGGAGACATCGGTCTCGTACCGGCTGGCTGGGCGCTCTGTGATGGCACCAACGGGACTCCTGACCTTCGCAACAAGTTCGTGCTCGGTGCTGGCGACCTGTATGCCCAAGGGTCCGCTGGTGGCTCCGCTACGACCGACATGGCTGGTTCGCATACGCATACGCTCAACTCTGCTACGGCGAACCTCTTGGTCACCACGACCAAGGTGGCTGCTGGTGCAGACGTCGATGCGATCACCGCAGTGACCCCTCAGGGCCACACGCACACCGCGAACCTCGTGGGCGACCATCAACACGCTGATCTGCCTCCGTATCTGGCGCTGGCGTACATCATGAAGCTCTAATCAATGCCGACCTTCCCGCTTCGCAAATTGGGAGGCGTGGGGGTCATCACTGACGCAAATCCCTACGACCTTCCGCCGAACGCCTTCTCCGAGGCGAACAACGTGATCTTCGACGAGGAACGCATCACGCGTGCTCCCGTCTTCAAGCAACTCTTCAATCCGATCCGCTCGGCTCTGTCCTACGACGCAGCCGGGGCGATGACCTATGACTCCAACACGAATCCTTATGACTCTGCAGAAGGTGGTAGCTCAATCGCTGCTCGCTTTGTGTCTTCGTATGCCGATCCGATCAACGGCGAGTCGGTCTTCGTATGCGACAACGATGGAACGATCCGTGCCTACCCGGGCAACGCGCTCACGTTCCTCACGCCTCCTTCGGGTCTCGTAACGAACGACAACGTCTGGTCTCATGCGCAGGTATCGAGCTTCTCGTTCCTCACGCGGGCCGGTATGGTCCCTCAGGTGCGCGATCTGCTCGCCGGGGGCGTCTATACGAGCCTCGTGGGTGACTGGCCCGCTGCCGATCAGGCTGTGGTCGCTCGTCCGTTCCTCGACTACGTGGTCCTGTTCAACGTCACGAAGGCGGGCAAGAATTACCCCACGATGGTGAAGTGGTGCAACCCGATTCAGTTCGGCGCTGCCAAGACCACCATCAACTGGGACCCAGCGAACCCTGCGTACCTCGCGGGTGAGAACGTGCTCTCTGAGATGCGTACTCCGATCCGTGATGCCCTGATGCTCGGGAACACCATGGTGATCTACAACCAGTCCCAAAGCTGGCTGATGGATTACTCAGGTGACACTAACGTGTTCAACTTCCGGCGCTCCAACATTCCCGGGGGTGTGGTCAATACGAACTGTGTGGTCGAGGTCGAAGGCAAGCACTACGTCTTCGGTGAGAACGACATCTACGTTCACGATACCGTGCAACGGGAGTCCATCGCTGACACCAAGGTTCGCCGGCGAATTTTCAACACGCTCGACCGCAAGAAGCTCGCGTCATGCTTCGTCGTCCACGACTCGGTCGCCAACCTGATTCACTTCTGCTATCGCACGCTGCAGGATGAAGCCTCGTTCTCCAAGGCAGCTTTCTGTAACCAAGCGGCGATCTTCAACTACAAGAACAACTCGTGGTCCTTCATGGATCTCCCGAACATCATCGGGGGTGCTGAGGCGAACGCGCAGTTGGTCAAGAACTCGTACCCGGATGTCACGGACACCTACGAACTCTACAACACCAGCTACACGGCGTACACGGGCATTCAAGCCAAGATGCCGATCATGCTGTCCGTTGCAGATCAGAACGTAGGCATCACCGACACGCGAGTCTTCGCAGTGGACTTGCCAACGGCTGGTCTGGTCAACCTTCCTGCCAACACCGAGGCCCTTAAGACGGCATGGGTGGAACGCACAGGTGTCGACCTCGATGGTCAAGGCTTCTCAACGCTTCGTGCTTACAAGCTCATCCAGAGCATGGTCCCTCAGATGTCCTTCGAGGACTCCACAGGAACCTTCGACGTCTCTGTGGGTTGCGCGGACTTGGTGAAGCAGACTCCGAATTACCAGTTCAAAACGAACTTCAACCCGGCGACGGACTACAAAATCGACATGATGGTTGCTGGCCGCTACTTGGCCTACCGAATCTCCACTGACTCGATCAGTAACTTCCAGATCAGCGGAATGGACTTTGATCTCAAATCGATGTCCCGGAGATAACCATGGTCTACACAACACCCGTCCTGAACTATGTGCGGACGCAGATGCCCGCCAACCCCCAATCGCAGATGACGTTCTTCAATGAAGAGCTGAAGAAGATCGAGAGGGCGTTGCAGACGCATTCGCTCGCACTGGCTCAAATCGCCACCAAAGTACCTTGATACACCCGAGAGTATGAACATCACCTTCAAACACATAGACGACGAACAGTTGCTCACGGAGACCATGCGCCACCCGCGCATCTATCCGCATATCACTGACGACTCGTGCCCGACCTCAGAGGACTTCGAGGCCAAGATTCTCCCCGGCTTTCTCTATCTCGGGGTGTTTGACGATGACGAGTACCTAGGACTCTTTCTTGTCCAGCAACACAACCTCGTGCTCTATGAAGTGCATACGTGCCTTCTCCCGAGTGCGTGGGGTGCTCGTGCATCAGCGGCTGCGAAAGCGGTCATTCGATGGATGTTCGAAAACACAACATGCCAGCGGTTCATCACTGCGGTGCCTGAGGATAACCCCTTGGCACTGCGGTTCGCCCGCAACGCTGGAATGGTTCGATACGGAGTGAATCCAAAGAGCCTCCAACGTAACGGCATCCTAATCGATCAGACTCTCTTGGGTCTAAACAAGGAATAAACATGCCAGCAGCAATTCCATTGGCAGCGGCAGGTATTGGGGCTGTGGGCAGCGTATTGGCTTCGAAGTCCGCTGCTAGTGGGCAACAAGCCAACGCCGAAAACGCCAATGCCCCGTGGAAGGGTGCAGAACCCTACGTCACCGACGCCTACAAGCAGGGCCAAGGTTTCCTCAACACCGCAACCGCGATGGGGACCAATGGTGCCTATGACGGCCCCCGCGTAGCTGGTCTCAACGGCTACCAAACGAGCGGTGCAGATTCCGCTGGTGATTGGGCCGGTAATCAAGGACAGAACGTAACAGGTGCGCTGTACGACAACGGGATGCAACTCTCGGGTACGGGCGCAGGTTACGGCAAGAACGCTCAGTCGATGTTCGACATGGCTAGTGGGGATCACACCCAACAGTTCCTCGACACGGCAAGCCAGTACGCGAACAACCCGTATGTGGATGGCATCATCGACGCGAACTCGCGCGACGTTGTCCGCAACCTCAACGAAAACCAACTCCCTTCGCTCAACAACGCAGCGGCAGGGACCGGCAACACGAACTCCTCGCGTACCGGAATCGCTGAAGGCATCATCCAGCGTGGTGCCTCGGATCGTCTCGCAGACATCTCTTCGGGCATCCGCAGCCAGTTCTTCTCGCAAGGTCTCAGCGCCGCGCAGGATCAGTACAACAAGCAGTTCTCACAAGCCTCAGGCGCCAACGAGCAACTCGCAGATGCCTACAAGACCGGCGCAAGTTCCCTCACGAACGCGCAGGGTGCGAACGGCACGAACTTCGACCAGTCGCAAGCCGCTGGTGGTCTGTACCAACGTCAGGATCAAGCTGGTCTCGATGCAAGCAAGCAGCAGTTCAGCGAGCAGCAGAACAACCAGTTGGACCTCCTGAACAAGTACATGACGATGATCAAGCAAGGACAGGGCGGTGGGTCTGCGGTCAACACTACGGCTCAGTCGCCGGTTGCCTCGGGTATCCAAGGTGCCCTCGGTGCTGGTCTCGCCGCATACGGTATGAAGGACAAGCTCGGCTTCGGTGCCGACACCACGACTCCGAGTACCCCCGCGAGCTACAACTTCTCGATGCCCAACGCTTCGTCGAGCGGCTCTTTCAACAACTACGGCTTCACCGCATAAGGAGGCTCTATGGCAGTAGGTTTTAGTCTGCCGGATTCCTACGGGATGGCCGGTGGCGCTCTGTATCCGGTGATGAACACGGATATGGATGACGCCGCGAAGAACAACGCAATGCTCATGGCACTCAAGTCGGGACAGTTTCAGATGCCTCAGCAACCTCAGGCTCCTGAACAGGCTCCCATCGATCCCTCGGCAACTTCGGGTGCTCTGATGGGTCCCGGCGCTACGGCGCAAGGTCCTGACATCGGCGCTCTGTATCAGCAAATGAAGCCGCAAGCTCCTCAAGGGTGGCAACCGCCGCCCATCGATCAGCACGGCAACGCAAGCAACGCTGCGATCACTCAGTTGGGCATCGGTCTCCTGAGTGGCAAGAACCTGCAGGAAGGGCTGGCTACTGGTCTCTCGGGTGCCAACAAGGCATACGACGACCGCGTCGCTCTGGACCGTTCGAACTCGATTGAGCAGCACGGTCAGAACTACAAGGACAAGGCGCAGGACCTCGAAGCACAGAAGCTCAACAAGCCGACGGTCACTTCCCTCGGGAACGGCATCGCTCTTCGCACGTATCCCGACGGTCGTCAGGAATTCATCAACTCGTCTGAGTGGGTGGACCGCACGAACGGAAAGATCGAGAAGCAAGGCGAGGTCAAGAACTCGACCAACGACCACTCGACCGGCAACGCAATCACTCGGGACAACAACCGGATCGACCGAACTGCCGAAGCTGCAGCAGGGAAGCCGAACAAGGAAACCGAGAAGGACAACGATCTCATCCAGAGCGTCAAGGAACAGTCGGCGTACATCACCGACATCGAGGCGGCTCTTGCGGATCGCGACAAGAACCACGAGTACGACTCGAAACTCAGCATGCTGCCCACCGCGATTCTTCGGAACCTTGGTGACAAGGGTGCTGACGTGGCTGCTCGTAATAGCAAGCTCGATGCGTTCCATCAACAGGAAACCTTGGCAAACGGCAAGCTCATGAGTGGCCCGATGTCTGACGGCGACCGTAAGTTCTTGTCGGCTGCTGTTCCTGACTCCAAGGCTTCGTCGCAAGAGTGGAAGGTCTACCTCGATCAAAAGAAGCAGATTCTCCAGCGTCGTACTGAAGGTGCGCAACAAGCTATCGCTGCTCGTCAGGCTGCTCGTTCCTCCGGTGGCGGCAGTGCTCAGAACCAAGATGCCGTGATGGCTGAAATCGCCAAGCGAGGACTCAAACTGTGAGCTTAGACCTCTCGACAATGTCGGATGAAGACCTTCTTGCTCTCGCAAGGAACACGAAGGCCATCCACAACAACGAATCCAATGGCGCTTCGGACTCGGCAGCTATCGTCAACCCGACGAGCGGTGCTGAAGGCTCGATGCAGGTCATGAAGGGTACTCAGAAGGACCCCGGATTCGGTGTTCGGCCCTCCGACGGGACTCCTGAGGATACCGCTCGTGCTGGTCGTGATTACTACGCGGCCATGAACCTCCGCTACAAGGACCCGATTCACGCTGCAGTCGCGTACAACTGGGGTCCCGGGAAGGCCGATACATGGCTCAAAAACGGGGCGAAGCTGTCCGATCTCCCTGACGAGACGCTGAAGTACATCGCCAAGATGCATCAACAGGGTGCCGGAGGTTCCGTAGCTGCCCCACAAGCGGCTCCAGAGGCCCCGGCAGTACCAACCCCCCAGAAAGCTGCGCCAGCGGCTCCTGCAGCGCCTAAGGAAGCTCCGCAAGTACCTAATGCGGGCCTCAAGGCTCCTGCAGAACCTGCTGTTGCCCCTGAAGAGGGCTGGGGGGACAAGATCAAGCGTTGGGGCGACAATGCAGACGCATTTCTCCTTGACAACACGAAGAAAGCCATCGCTCAACCGGGCAAATTCATCGACGACACGGTTCGCTCCGTGGCAAATACGGTGACCCTCGGTGCTGCGGATCGACTTGCTGCGAAAGCGGACGAAAAGATTCTCGGCAAGGGCAATTTCTCGGACAACTACAAGGCAGAGCAGAAGAAGACGGCTGACCAGAACCCTCTGGCAACCGGAATCGGCACTATCGCTGGCTCTGTGGTCCCCATTGGTGCCGCCACGGCTCCTTTGCGGGCCATCAACGCCTCGACGAAGGTTGCTCGATACGCGAAGACTGTAGGAACCGGCGCGGTCCTCGGGGGTGCCCAAGGTGCCCTGACGGCTGACGAAGGTGATGAACTGGAAGGCGGTGCCAAGGGTGCTGCCCTCGGTGCTGCGGTGTCTGGTGTCGCCGCTCCGGTGGTCCGTGCGCTCACATCGGGTGCCACGAAGACCGCTCAGAACGTCCAAGCGTTCCTGAAGAAGCACGGTAACGATTCAGAGGCTGCAGTTCAGCAAGCCGAGAACCAGATTGCCCTTAAGGGTGTGCGGGACCGTGTAACGAACGAGGCTGATGGTGAGATCGCGAAGAAGGAAGTGCGACAACTCACTCAGTCCCGCAAGGACGCAATTCAGGCTCAAGTCGACAAGCTGCCGGATACCCCGGATGGTCAAGCGGCGAAGGCTGCAATGGCTCGATACAAGAACGGCTTCGTCGACGATAAGTCACTGGTCGATCTGGAATCCAACGGACCCCTGAGTAAGTCTGTAGCCGACAACATCCGTCAGCATCAACGCATGGAAGCCCTCACGAGTGCTGCGGCAACGAACTCTCGTGGTCGTGAAGCACTGGGCGCTGGTGTTCAAGCTGGTGGTGCTGCTCTTGGGGCATCCATCGGTGGGCTGACTGGCGGTGGCCCTGTGGGGATCGGTCTAGGTGCTTACCTTGGCAACCGCCTCGGCAACACCCTGAAGGATCGTGTGCTCGGCAACGGCACGATGATGCAGCGTGGTATCCGAAACCTGACAGGCAAGAAGGAAATCGACACGGCTCAAGCTGTGCTCGACAAGTTCGGCCCGTCCTCGGCAACCAAGGGACTCGACACGCTCACGAACGCTATCAAGGCAGACGTGACGAACAAGACTCAGGCTGCTGCTCAGAAGGCACGCCAATCCGCAACTGCAAGCAACCTTGCGAACTCCCTCAAGACTCGTCAGGCGAACTCGGCTGCTACGCGTGCTGAACAATCGGCTGCTCAAGCTGAAGCGGAAACACTCGCCTCGAAGGCCCAACAGGCTCAAGAAGCGCGTGCTGCTGCGTCTACCAAGAACCTCGACAACTCCATCGCTACTCGACAGGCTGCTGCGGCTGATACCCGCAATGCAACCCGCTCGGCTGCTTCGGACCTCGCTGCTCAAGCGAAGGCTGCTCAACAGGCTCGTGCTGCTGCAACCTCGAAGAACCTTTCGAACTCCGTAGAGACCCGTCAAGCGCAAGCTGCGGATCGTACCGGTGCTCGTATGGGTGCTCAAGGGACCGCGACGGCTGAAGACGCTGCCCGGACTGCTGATCGTGCTGCCCGTGTTGAGCAATACGTTGCTGAACGCTCGGCCAACTCTAAGGCTGCTCGTGTCGCTGCTGAAGCTCGTGCAGAGAATGAAGCCCATGCTCTGGCTGGCTCGAAGATCGCCTCTGGTGATTGGTCGGGTGCCAACATGCAGAAGCCTGTGCTGGAAACGCTGCGTTCACATACCGGTGCGAAGAGTGTTGAAGAGTTGAAGTCGACCCTTCAGTCCCTTGCGGCATCACATCCTGAACTGGCGCAACACATCGGGCAACTGACGACCACAGGTTCCAAGGCAATCCCTGAGAAGGCGTACTACCACATTCAGGATGCTCTGAAGGGTGCCCATGGCGCTGCTCCGGTGGCTCCGATGGCTGAAGGTGCTCTGTCGGCTGGTAGCAAGGTCTACAACCCCATCGCGTATCAGGAGAACGTTCGTCAGGCTGGTAACGCTGTCGATTCTGCTCTCAAAGCTGCTCCGAATGATTCCCTGAAGTCACTCGTGCAAGAGATCGCTCAAACGCGTGGTCGTGAGGCCCGCAAGGCAATCCTCGCTGCTCGAATGAAGGCAGCTTCCCCGGAAGAGCAAGAGTTCCTGAAGAACCACGTTCAACCCATGACGAAACACGGACTTAAATGAAAGCAACCGACGTCCTCGGACTTCTTGACGCCAGCAATGGTGTTGAGTCGTCCGCAATCCTAACCGCCGAAGAGAAGCGGGGCATTCAACGCGAATTGCTCCGTGTCATCCCTACGGTATCCATGTACCCCCAATCCGAAGCCACGCTCACGGCAACCCTGCGTGTGGTGACGGAACGTGCAACTGAACCTACGAAGGAGGTCAAGCATGTCACGACCGACAGCCCGAGTAAAGCAGAAGCCAAGGGGAAAGTCGCCGTTCGTGGAACTCGCAAAGACGCCTGAAGGACGTGCCCAACTAGCTGAATGGAGAGCGAAGGCTGCTCTCTCTCGGCGTGGGCGTCCCCAAGGTGCCACTGACGGTTTCACGGCATATCAACGCAAGAAGATGATCGAGAAGGCTTACGCCGGTATCGACGAAGTGAAGGCATATATGGCTGATCAAGGTATCGAATTGCCTGAAAGCGGTGTCGCTGCAGAAGCGATCGATGCTGCTATCGGCGAAATGCGTCGCAAGGACCTTTCCCCCCGAGACAAGCTGGCGGCTATCCGCACAGTCCTCGAATGGTCGAAGGCCAAGCCCGCAAGCAACACCAATCTCAACGTAACCCGCCCCGAGGACTTCTTGGAGGCTCTCGCAAAGGAATAACGTATGTCGGATGTCATGGCTGTGCGCAAGCGGCTGTATGAGGATTTTGAGTTTTACGCTCGGCACGCCCTGAAGATCCGAACGAAAGGGGGTGAGATTAAACCTCTCATCCTCAATCAAGCCCAACAGATTTTCATGAAGCAGGTCATCGATCAGCTTCACACAACCGGTCGGGTCCGCGTGATCGTCTTAAAGGGACGACAGCAGGGCCTCTCGACCATCATCGAAGGGATTTTGTACTGGTGGACTTCTCAGCATAAAGCTCAGAAGGCACTCGTGATGACGCACAAGGGCGAGTCTACGACCGCTCTGTTCAACATGACGAAGCGTTACCACGACAACGTCCCTGCGATCCTCAAACCCTCTACGAAGTACTCATCGCGTAAGGAACTCACCTTTGACATCCTCGATAGCTCCTACATGGTTGCTACGGCGGGTGGTGATGGTGTTGGACGGGGTGAAACCCTCCAGTTGGTTCACATGTCCGAAGCTGCCTTCTATCCGGCCGCAACGGTTCGCGAGAACATCAACGGTCTCATGCAGTCCGTACCAAATGCCAACGGCACGTTCGTGTTCATCGAATCGACCGCCAACGGTATCGGCAACCCTTTCCACGAGATTTGGACCAAGGCCGTAAGTGGCGAGTCCGAATACATCCCGTGTTTCATCCCTTGGTTCGTTCAGACCGAGTACCGCAAACCGGTGCCCGAAGGATTCGAACGGACCCCTGTAGAAGACACGCTGGTCGAGAAGTATGGTCTCGATGACGAGCAGCTTATGTTCCGTCGTCACAAGATCGCAGACAACGGCCCTGAGATGTTCAAGCAGGAATACCCCTGCCACGCCGATGAAGCCTTCCTGACCTCTGGACGCCCCGTATTCAACCTTGAGCAACTGCAAGAGCGCCTCGAAGATGCTCCTGACGTTCTCCGACGTCTCACCCTCGTTACTGAGGATTGGGAGACGCACGTTCGTGGTGACCTCACGCTGTATCGAGAGATCGATCCCGGTGGTCGTTACTACATCGGCGCTGACGTTGCCATGGGTTACAAGGGCGGTGACTTCTCAGTCGCTCAGATTCTAGATTCAAAGAAGCGTCAAGTCGGCACGTACAGGTCTCAGGTTCACCCTGACTACTTTGCGACCGTTCTGGCGTCTCTCGGATACCTCTTCAACACAGCGAAGATCGGTGTCGAAAACAACAACCACGGCATCCTAACTGCCACGAGGCTCGGTAAAGACCTAGCGTACCCCGACCTCTACTTCGAGACTCACGTCGACAAACAGACCGAAGACGAAACCGTTGTCTTTGGATTCCGAACGACCGTGAAGACCAAGCCCCTGATCATCGACATGCTCCGCGCAGCTTACCGCGAGGGAGAGATCGAGGTGAACGACAAGACGACTCTCCGTGAGTGCCAGTCCTATGTCGTCACCGATGAGGGCAAGCTCGAAGCTGAATCCGGCTGTCACGACGACTGCGTTATGTCGCTCGCGATTGCTAACTTTATCCACGAAGGTCACTACGAACCTGTACAGGTGACTGATGACTATTACTGTGAAATGATCTAATGGCTAAGGCTTCTAAGAACAAGCCTGTCGAGAAGGATGAACTGAAGTCGCTCGTGCAACGCCAGCTTCGTGCTGCGTCGGTGTACTACGACTCCAAGCTCTCCTCGGAACGACAGAGTGTGCTTGAGTATTACCAAGGCGAGAAGCCTGCGCCCCTGCACAAGGGCAACAGCAAGTACGTCTCGATGGACGTGTTTGACTCGGTTGAATCGCTGAAGGCCGTCCTCTTGGAAACCTTCAGTGCAGGTAATAGGATCGTCTCGTTCGACCCGCAGACCGATGCAGATGTCGAGCCGATGAAGATCGCCACGGCCTATGCTGACTACGTGGTCCACCGTCAGAACGACTCCTACAACATCTTCTCGCAACTGATTCATGACGGCCTCGTAGCTCGCTGCGGTATCGTCAAGGTGTATTGGGAAGAGCGCATTGAAGAGCATACCGAAGAGTTCGAAGGGATTTCCATCGACGACGCGGAAGCTCTCATGGCGCAGGATGACGTCTCCGATATGGAGATGGAAGCTGACGAAGCGACGGGCCTCTACAGCGGCTCACTCACGCGTACGGTCGACAAGTCACAGGTGGTGATCGACAACATCCCGCCCGAAGAGTTTCTGATCACATCGACGGCATCGAGCATCAAGGATGCAGGTATCGTTTCCCATCGGACCCGCAAGACGAAGTCCGAGTTGAAGGAAATGGGCTACGACCCGAAGCTGATCGCAGAGATCGGTTCCGGTGGCTCCGCAGATGAACTTCAGTTCTCTCAGGACAAGCAGACCCGCTTCGAAGACATCGGCGCAACGTTCATGGACGAAGAAGCCTCGGAAGTCCAAGAGGCATCCGAAGGTGTTCTGGTGTACGAGTCATACCTGTACATCGACATGGACGGCAGCGGCATCACGAAGTTGTGGAAGATCACAATGGCTGATGACGTCATCCTCGACAAAGAGGAAGCCGAATGCAAGCCGTTCCTGCACTTCTGCCCGCTCCCGACGCCCCACGCATTCTACGGTTCCAACTACGCTGCTCGCGTCATCCCGACGCAGAACGCACGCACGACGCTGGTACGAGGCATTCTGGATCACACGGTTATCACCAACAACCCCCGCATGATGGTGGTGAAGGGTGCCGTGACGAACCCCAAGGAACTCCTCGAAAACCGTGTCGGTGGTCTCGTGAACGTGACACGCCCCGATGGTCTCCTTCCGCTCCCGCAGTCCGGCCTGAATCCCTTCGTGTTCCAAACGATCGGTCTTCTGGACAGCGATAAGGAGCAGACGACCGGTGTCTCCAAGTTGTCCCAAGGGTTGAACAAGGACGCCGTCTCGAAGCAGAACAGCCAAGGCATGGTCGAGAACCTCGTGTCTCTCTCGCAGCAACGCGAGAAGATCATGGCTCGCAACTTCGCGAATCAATTCATCAAGCCGCTTTTTCTTGAAGTTTACCGCTTGGTACTCCTCAACGAGAAGAAGCAGAAGGTGATGCGTGTCGCTGGTGCCTTCGTTCAAGTCGACCCGCAAGAGTGGGCTGAAGAAGTCACCTGTACTGTCGAACTCAAGCTCGGTTACACGGAGCAAGAGCAAGAGGCACAGAAGCTCGCGCAAGCTGTCGCCACGTTGAATCAAGACCCGCAGATCGCTCAACTGATCACGCCTGACAACAAGTACTACATCGCCACGCAATTCCTTGAGAAGAGCGGGTTCAAGAACGTCGGCCAGATGATCACAGAGCCTAGCAAGATTCCGACACCTCCGCCTGATCCGATCAAGATGAAGGAACTGGAGATCGAGGAACGCAAGGTCGCCGTGCAAGAGGCTATTGCAGGTACTTCGAAGACTAAGGTCGAAGGCCACATCGGCATCGAACAGGTCCGTACTGACCTCGACAAGCTCAAGCTGCAACTGGAGAACATGCGCAAGGAACGCGAACTCGACATCAAGGAATTCGATTCCACGTCGAAGGCTGCTATTGCCGTTCAAGAGATGGAGCAAGCGAAGGAAATGATCGCTACAGACCCGGCATCGGGCAAGGCCATCGTCTCACCTAACTAAACCCCAATGATCAGCGAAGAACTGATGATCAAGCGCGGACTCGCTGCCGATGAGCTTCTGGAAACAGAGGCTTTTCAGGTGGCGTGTAACGAGCTTTACAACCAATACATTGCAGAGATCACGATGAGTGCCATCGAAGATAAGGCGACCCGAGAGAATCGGTTTCTCCAACTTCGTGCTCTCCAAGAGATCACTGCAGAACTCAAGGGCTGGTCCGCACGTAAAGACCAGCTCCTTTCCCCCACTGAAGAGTAAAACCAAACATGACAAC